CAGACTTTGTTTCTTCCTGTTTAGGTTCCTCCGATGCTGGTTCTTCAGTGGTAGCCTCTTTTTGCTCTACTAGGGTCTCTTCTGTTTCCTCGGCAGGTTCTTCTACTGCTTCAGCAGCTTCTTCCTGTGTAGCCTCTTCGACTACTTCTGATTGAGGTTGCTCTTGCACTTCTTCGTCTTCCATAAGTTTCCACCAACGTTTTAATGTTGCAGGGCTAATTGCTTTCTCTTCACCAGATTCCAGCTTAATAATAACTTGCTTACCATTCTCGCTTACCAACTCCGCTACTTGACCGTTTCTTACTGACTTAAATTTTTTCATTGTAATACCTCCATAAAGTTTTTTTAGTTTGCAAAGGTTCTCACATTGCTATTATTTCCTTGCTTAATAATATTATATAACATATTGATTTAAAAATCAACAACTATTTAAAACAATTCTTGAAGATTTTCAAACTCCTCTTTTTCTAAATCATTAATGTCCTTTCCTTCAGGTACAATATAAGAAGTAACTAATTTACTCCCATTTAAAGCTTTCTTTAATCTTGCAGTGGCTCGTTGACCTGCAGCATCTGGGTCAAGTGCAGTTATTATCTTCCTACATCCAAGTTTTCTAAGCTGCTCATATTGATATTCAGTTCCTAATCCTAATAGAGCTACAGCTGGTTTTCCATAGACGTAACAAGTTAAAGCGTTTAGTATTGATTCACATATTATAACTTCCTTTGCACCTTTAGGTAATTCATATAATCCATAAATTGGTTTATTAACTCCTTCCGGATAATGGAAGAATTTAATGTCAACACTTCTTCTTGCTATAAATAAGGTATTACCATTTATGTCTCTTACCGGGAATGTTAAACATCTTAATACACTTTTGACTTTTCCAAACTTATCTTTCAATTCAAAATGATTGTCATATCCCACATCAAATTGTTCTATCACTTCATCCGTTAATCGCCTTTTATACATATAAGGATGATAATATCTGTATGAATCCAATTCCTCTTCTGTAATATAGTTGTTGGTTATTTTATTATTACCCCTTTGCAGGTCAAGTATTATATCTTTTCTATTTTCTATAGAAATTGTTAAGAAGTTCTTTATTAGCCATTCTCTTCCAAATACACCATCATCGTCTTTTCCAAAGCAATGACTTATCATCTGCTCCAAAGTAGCGGTATACCCGCAAGTAAAACAGTGAACTGTTCCTGCGGGCACCCCTTCTTTATTTACCGTTGATATACCACATGACGGTTTTCTTTCCTGACCTCCAGCATGAATTGGACAATTAAATTGTATATTTCTTGGCCCTGGTTTAAATTCTGCAAATCGCTGAATACCATTTAAAGCCAACTGTGTTTTGAGTTCATTTAGAACTTCCAGCTCTCCCGCTAATATTGGATTTTTATTTACATAAAACATTAAAACACATCCGTTCCATCATTGAAAGAATTTTTAATTTTATCAGCTTTCTTTTGTCTCTTTTCCGGCTTAACTGCATCTTCATTAGATGGGATATAATTGAATTGTCCTTTATCAATATCCCAATAGTAAATCAGTTTTCCACCATTTATACCATCTCTATGTTTCTTAATACCAAATTCAAGTCCTGCTCCGGTTTGCCTTAACGCTATTACTTTAGTAGCATTTTGGGCAATACCATCGCTATCCCTAATATTTTCAAGTTCTGGTGTTCCTTCGCTATCTGCATCTTTTACCCCGCCTCTATTTGATTGGACAACTACTAATATAGGTATTCCAAGTTCAATACTTAAAGCCATTAAATCCTCACTGATATTAGTCAAGGAAATTGTTTTATTATCTCCTTTTTTGTATCTTTCATCTGTAAGGTAGGTAATACCGTCAATTCCTAATATATCTAATTTATTAGTTTGACAAAAATGCTTTAGCTTAGTCACTGTTACCTTCTTTTCAAAATCCAACGGAGTTGCTACAATAAATGGATTCTCTTTTGTTTTTAAGTCATTAATGTACTGTTCATAATCTGGTTCCTCTTTACCCCAAACTAAATTCCTATTTGAGAAATTCTTTAATAAGGTATCAAATCTGTAACCTATTTTTGTTGGACTCATCTCAGGGCTTATATATCCTACTCTATTTCCTATTTGCCAAGCATGAGTTAAAGTCTTTGCCAATACCCATGATTTACCTTGGCCTGTTCTTGCAAATAAAACAACAAGCTCTTCACCTTTTGCCCATCCATTCAAGATGTCGTCAAGTTCTTCAAATCCGGTAGTTATATACCAAGGATTTTTTGCATTCATCTTTTCTAAATAAGTTTGGTATCTCTCATCGGCTTGTTTTATAATATCTGTACCTTCGCTGCTAGTAGCTATTTTTAAATTAGGTAACTGAGAATGTAAATATTCCACTGCATCATTAGCATTAGTCTTTAGTAGCTCGGCCACTTTCTGTACAACTTCAACTGATTTATAATATAAATGCTCCTCATATAAAGTATCCAAGAGATATTTATCTGTCTCCGCAACCTCTATAAGATTAAAGTCATTAAACTTATCCAGAAATGTTGCTTTATCAGGTACTTTACCATATTTGTTAAAATGATTCATTATGAAATTAAATTCAGGTTCATAGCCAACAAAGTATTCTTCCGTAAGAGCATTCTTAGTAATTAATTGGATATCTCCGGTCTGTATTACTTTATTTAATATTTGCAATGTAATCATCTGATACCCCTCCTATCTGCTCCTACAAATTTAACAAGAGTGCTATCATTCCAAACCCTACTTGCAAGTCTATTACCAAGAGCCTCTTGCAATTCATCTTGATGTAAATTTCCTGTGTAAATATTGGATAGCTGATTTAGCTTTCTTTGGTCAATGTATGTAAGTAGGTTAGCATGGTCGAAATCTCCAAGTTTTGTTGCAGCTATATCATCCCATATAACCAAATCCACTGTCATAAGCCTACTTTTTAATGTTTCAAAATCTTCATCCTTCCGACTTATTCCCTCTTTAATTTTTGTAAGGAATGTTGGAACATGAATAAAGATTCCTCGACATCTAAATCCATTACCTGCCCATACACCATCGAAGTATTTTTGCATTAATTTTATTGCCCAAGTTGTTTTACCATTACCAAAGTTATGACTATAAATATAAACACTTTCTCCATTTTCCACAAATGCTATTATATCATTCTTGATTTCTTTTAGAGTTAGAAAGGCTTGGACATCTTCTTTAGATGGAGTTAATAAAACGCTATATTGCTTATTCCTTGGTATACCACTGTTTTGCATTAGGAAGTCCATTTCCATATACCTTATACAACTTGCATTGCATTCTGGACTTCCATATTTTCCACATGCTGATGTATACCAACATTTGTTTTTATCAAATATATATTTATACGCCATTAGTTCACCTCATTATTTATATGATTCTCCATAATGGCAATTGTTTTATTATATCCATCCCGTCTACGGGATATCATTAAAATAAATTCTTTGATATCCCTTTCATCTTCTGCCAACCAATATCCTCCTCCATCTGTTTCCTTTGAACATATTGGATAGGTCATTCGCAGTTCGGATATAATTTGTTTTAAATGTCTAAATGATAACCCAGTGAAATTCATAAGCTCTTTGCTTGTTATTGCATCTTCTCTTTTTTTAGGTATTAAGTTTAGTACCTGTTCTTGTATATCAGTTTTCATTTACTAAATCCCCCTTTAAGCTTGTTACCTATTATATAGAAATTATTCTGTTTTTATAAACTAATTACAGACAGAATAGGAACAATTTCTGCAAGTAACACAGCCACCTTCTACAGCAAGAGGTTCCCCACATTCAGGGCATTCAATCGTATGGATTTTATATTTTGTATCTGGTTCTATCTTAATTTCTGGTTCATTAGTTGCAGCATCTTCTTCCATATGATTAATAAGCATTTTGCCATCTTTTACAGCTTTTTCAAGTGTTCGTGCTATTGCATAGGGACAACTTGAGCCAGGGCTTACATTCTTACCTCTTGCTTTAGCTGCAGCATAGGATGGACAAACATCAACACTCTTTAATTGGTCAATAATACTTTCAATAGAAATCCCTCCACGTAGAGAATGAGATATTAATCTTGATACAGCCTCTTGATTACTCCTGCAGGTTCCACTACTTCCTTTATTTGTAAAAGTCTGAATGATATTTCCATCTTTATCCCAATTAACTGTTAAATAAGCATTTCCACATCCAGTAACTATCTTATATGTTTTACCAACACACTCTTCCGGAGCTTTGATGATTTCTCCTCTTTTTAGTTCTGAAGTAGCTTCTTCTTTATTGGTAGTAAGTATTCCAGTTCTAAAACAATTATCTCTAAATAATGTTATACCTTTCAGTCCATACTTCCAAGCTTGTACATATAGGTCAGCCACCTGCTCAACAGTAAAGCTTTCAGGAACATTTATAGTAGAACTAATAGAAGCATCAATATACTTTTGCCATCTACCCTGCATTTTAATTCTCTCTAAATAAGGAATAGTTGCAGTAGTGTTGAAGTATTCAGGTAATTGAGATTCATCTTTAATATTAAATCTATCCATATATTCTTTAACAATAGGTGTAAACACTTTATAGTATTTATCTTCACCATGTAAAGATTCTGTCTTTCTTGTATAAGAAATTGAATACATTGGTTCCAATGCTGTACTCACTCCTAACATTGTAGCTATTGAACCAGTCGGTGGTACTGTTAGGATTTGACTATTTGCTAATCCCTTTTCTTCAATTAACATTAGGGTTTCTTTAGAAGCATTGGTTTGTAAGAATTTACTTTGCATTACAGCTGATTTATTATATTTAGGATATACCCCATAAACATCTGTCAACTTTGCGGATTCTTGCAAAGCTGTATTAATTAATACCTCTCCTATTTCATTTGCTAAATCTAAGGATTTCTGATTACCATATTTAATTCCCATTTTGATTAATGCATCATGCCAACCAAAACACCCTAAGCCAATTTGTCTAAGTTCATTTACACATTTTTGCTGTTGTTTTAATGGGTGCAATGGTAATCCTTCATGTAGTACTTCGTTAAGAGCTCTTACTGCAATAGATACAGTTTGTTTAAATTCCTCTAAATTAAACTTTGCTTCATTAGTAAATGGATTATTGACAAATTCAGATAAGTTAATGCTTCCAAGCAAACAACTACCATAAGCAGGAAGTGGTTCTTCCGCACATGGATTTACTCCTGCATATTCAATAGAATCATCTTCACTAAATAAGTTCCAGCTCTTAATTCTATCCCAATAAAGTATTCCGGGTTCAGCCATGTTCCAATTGCTTTTAGCAATTAGATTTAGAATTTCTCTTGCTTTAACAACCTTAACTATTTCTTCTCCTGTGGTATCCCTTACATATTTTAATTCATAATCTTCATCATTTAAAACTGCTTTCATAAAATCATCTTTAATTCTAATTGAGATATTTGCCTTTGTTACCTTATCTGGATTATTTTTAACATCTATAAAATCCAATAAATCAGGATGGTCGCAAGATATGGAAATCATTGCAGCCCCTCTTCTTCCATTTTGACCTATCAATTCTGTTGTTAAAGAATATAAATCCATAAAGGATACGCTTCCGGATGTTTCTCTTGCTGCATTATTTATCTTTGCTCCCTTTGGGGCAAGATTAGAAATATCTATTCCAACTCCTCCACCATAGGAGAATGTTCTTGCCATCTCAGCTGCACAGGTAAATATTGATTCAAGATTATCTTCCGGTGGAGCCAATACATAACAATTACTGTATGTAATCTTTTTACCTAATTTATGAAGTCCTCTATTTGCTAATATTCTTCCACCAAAGATGAATTTCTTTTGTTTAATTATTTCAGCCAATTCTTTATTTCCGCCTGATACCCTTTCAAACCACTCTTCTAATGTCTCGTTCTCATATCTATATTTTTTATTCCAAATATCTTGAGATAATTCTTGTGGTAACCATTCATTTAACTCCATTTATCCATCCTCCTCTATTCTATTATCTTATCTTCACTCTTATAACATACTCGGCCACATAATTCCAATTTCTTTAACACTCCAACTGGAGTTATATTATCTAATATTTCAATGCTTGGCTTAATTATTTTCATTATTCATTCTCCTCTCGATGTAAACTTCTTTCTGCTTCAAAGCCGTTTGGATATCTTTTCATTAGCTTGTCCACATTCATCTGCATAATCTCTTCTATGGTATATCCTAAGCCCTCTGCCATAATTGCTATATACCAGCAAATATCTCCAAGTTCTTTTGCAAGATGTTCTTTCTTTAATTCATGTCCTTGGAATAGGTGTTTCTTAATATGGTCAGCTACCTCTCCACTTTCTCCAGTCAATCCAAGGGCTCCATTTAATACTAAATCTTTAGGCTCTAAAGTACTCGCTGTTCTTAATGCTGCTTTTTGATAATCATTTGCTCTCATTTTCATCCATCTCCATTTCTACTAATTCCATAATACAATAATTTGCTAAATCAAATAAGGTGTCCTTAATACTTTCATCTGATACCTTTTGAGTGGCTCCACTCTTTAAGGTCTTCAGGCGGCTAAACTTATCATAAATCCTAATTAGAATCGCGTTGTCGAATTCCTTTCTCATTTTAGCAAAGGAATCTCCATAGTCATGATTCTTTCTTTTATACAAGTCTGTCATACTTTGACAAATCTTGGCATGGATTTCTACTTTCTTATTTGTCATGCATTCTCCTCCTTTTAAATTTATGAGTATCTATTAATTATAATACATAATTAATCTTTAGAATTGTAATAAATTGCCATTTTCATCCTTAGCTAAATTTTCTTCAAATTCTTTCTTTTCTTCTTCTGTCATATTAACAACAGCTTCTACCTTTCTTCCGGATGTATTATCAAACTTTGGTTTACTAAAATTATTTTTCTTATCTTTCTCCCAAGCTGCAATGATTTGCATATATCCTCCAGCAATAGCATTGTTTATTTTTTCAACCGCTATTGAAGCACTCTCTCCTGCATAATCTCTCAAATCATCCAAAATGATTTTCCATTGATTTGGTTGAAGTCCTTTCTTTAATCTAAGATTGAAATATTCTAATAATTTCTC